CGTCTATCATGCTTCCAAGTTACTTTGGCTTTGCACCATCTACATATTAATCTATTTCTCATCAATATTACCCCAACATTCTTCACAACATATGCCGCCTTCTTCTAATGTAAATGCATTATCCGTTTTATGAAACTTACACAATTTACATTTAAATATTTTACTAATAAATATTATTTTACCTATTCTAATCCCTCCACTTTTAATGCAGCAAATCTAATTGCTTGCCTTGCACTAGCAGTAATACTAGCGGCTATATCTACATCAGACCAACCAAAACCCTGATACCCGATAATGCCGTAAAAACTTGCCATTAAACGCTTTACTGCTAACTGATTATTATTCCATTTAACCTTATCATCTTTAGTTGTCGCTTCTTTCATTTTCTTTTTGTACTCATCTCTCAAGGCTTTTAATTCTAAAACTGATTTAGGTAATATTCCTAATTCATCAGTCTTGTAATATAACATTGTTTTAGTTTTAGCAGGTGAGAAATCTCTAGGAGTAGAAATGTTTACAGCAAATTCTGTTGGAACATCTGATTTAGTTTCCCAAGATATATTACGTGCTATCATCATTGATGGATATAGTTGTGCATAATCAAATGCTGCCACACCTTGATGTAAACCATTAGTACCTTCTTTCAACGGGTCATATATCATTGCACCTTCGTAGTTAATCTTGACTCCATCAGTTGATGATGGTGCTTTCCACCAAGCATTACGCATGAAATATATTGCACCCATATTACTTGCATAAAAACAGGCATCAAACGGGGCTTTGATTAAACGCTGTAATGACAATACTGCTTCTGATAAATAGTTTGTTTCATCTAACTCTTTAATTAGTTCAACATCTATTAAAGCATACTGTAAATAAGTGTCAGAATCTTCTAACCAACCTCTTCTGAAAAACTCCTGCTTGTCAGGAAACTTTTCACTAACTAATTTCTTAGAACCTAGAACTAGATTCGATACATAATCTAATGATAGTGAAGGAAGAGTACCGCGTTGAGCATCATTCCATTGTCTTTCAAATGCTACATCTAAACTCAATGTTATTCTTCCTTTAATTGGTTGTTCAATAGGACCAAAAAAATCTCTATTAAACGAATAACTGTTTTTATTATTCTTGAACCCATCAACTTCCCAAACAGGTGATAATAACCTAGCGTCTAGATTAAGTGCGGCACATCTTTCTAATAACTTAGGTAAATCGAATCTGTTTCCAAACCAAGATATTAACATATCAGGGTCTTGTTTATTTATTACTGTTAAGAAATAAAGTATCATTGCTTTCTCATTATCAAAGACAAACTCTTCTGTATCTTCTCTTACAGTATTTTCACTTAAGTTTCTTTTCGTAGGAAACCAACTATATCTATGAAACTTCTTTTCAAAATTATCATACATAACTATACAAGTAATCTTACCATCATGTTCTCCACCTTGCATCCATTCCATGTCCCAATAACACTTTCTTAAATCATATTCAGGAAATCCTTTTTCACCAAAGAAACGTATCGTTTCACTATTAGTCTTGTAAAATACATCAACAGCATATCTATGTGTATATCTTACGTCTGCTTCAAAAGTAGTAGCAAACTCATCCTTTACCTTCCTCATCTCTTGAGGGTTTTTACAGTAAACTCTAGTTAAAGGTAGGTTTTGTAGACTTTTATATGCTCTATTTTCTTCATAAGATACAGTTAATACTCTACTATTGCCCCATTTATCTCTACTAATAATATTCTCAGGTTTAGAATCACTTGCTAAAATATAGAAATATGGTCTAAAAACCATGTGGGGGGTGATACAGGATTCTCTTTTACCCGTATCATCCCTCCATGCTGTGTATATTCCTTCTGTTGTTTCACTAATTATCATATATATTACCTCGGATTAAATCTTGGTGCTTTAATTAAAACTCTATTAGGGGATGTAATCAACACCGGAAAATCATCCTTAAGATAGATGGTAGTTATCCCATCTAAAAAATGAGCAAACTCACCTGTCAATTCTACTATTGCTTCTTCACCTTCAACGGTTAATGTTTCAGGATATACTACAATCTTTTCTGCATTAACTTCAGGAATACTTATTCTGAAATCATTAGAAGTAGATTCTAATATGTATCTAGATGTGTTAGCAACATCACAAGTGGTACAAGCATCTTTCAATGAATCAGAAGTTAACATAACTGCTGCCTCAAACTGAACATTAGCCTTACCAAATGTAGGTAAGTTATTTACATCTTTACCATCTAAATCAATATTTCTAACCAATGCAATCATAGAGAATGATGGATGGTTAATTACTGTTGGTATTGTAGCATGTTTAGTTGTAGTATCCAACGTGATAGTTTCACCAATATTTACAGTAACTAATCCTTTCATAGGTTTAAGATACTTCTTCAACTTAGAAATATCAAGAACAGATTCACCCCCAATGTGAACCATGTTCAAGTTTTCGTTATCTTGTACTTTAATAGAACAAGCAGTAGAGTCATTTGCATTATACAAAGTAATTGATGACGGTAGTCCATCATTCATATCAGCAACTATGTACGCATAGTCTGACAATGATTTAATCTTAGTTGCACCGCCACTAGGATATTTACCTCTCAATGCCACTGCACTTAATGCATCAATAAACTTTTTATTATCTATTACAAATCTCATAATTTCCCCTCACGTAGTTCAGGAATACCTGTCCATGCATTTTCACCATTGGTAACAAATACAGTCCATTCCTTTCCTACTATTGAGGGATTTGTTTTACTTGCTTGTAATTCAGCAATATAATTAGTTGTTGCTCCACTCTTAATTTTATTAATGTGTATCATTTGAGTAAATCTAGCAGGTGTAGATTTATGCCAATCAGGTACAACACCAATAGGCACTGGATTAACTATGTTACCATAGATAGGTTTCATATGCGTTATCAAAAACCTATCTGCATCAATAGCAATAAACGCATCTAAAAGACGATTATAAACTCTATTTCTAATCTTCCAATCTAGAGGTTTAACTGTTACAGAATCAGTATCATGTATAATCAATCCATCTCTCTTTGAAGACCTTACCAAGTGTTGCCTTAATACATCACCTGACCCTTCAAATGCTTTATCCACACCATCAAAGATTATTGATTTAACAAGTATTCCTTCTGCAATTTCTTCCTTAACATATGTTATGAAAGAATGTGCATTCTGAAATGTCTCATTCCAATCAACTGTTCCATCACCTTTCATTTCAATAGGGTTAAAGATTACTATGTTTTCATCTCTATCCCATCCTGAATCCCAAGTAGGTTCTGCTCCATCATCAAAATCTAGAATGAATACTTTGTATCCTTCTTCAATTTCTTTGGTGGTTCTACAATCCATTGCTGTTCCTGTTTTACCTACCTTTGGCTCACCAGTAATAGAACACAATAAAAAGGATTTCTCCCTTTCATTTCGTGCCTTAATCTGTGCCTTAATCCTCGCCTTTGCTTCTGCAAAAGTGTCACTATTATCTTCTACCTTTTCTGTATTCCAACTCATTTTTATCACCATTAAATTCAGGATAAACATCATTACCCTTGGACATAGCCCATTCTCCTAATATGGAGTTGACTTCTGCCTCACTTACTTTTATTCTTATTTCTTTACTAGAAGGCAAATGCATTTTTAACCAGTATTCACCAGTTTCTTCATTCAACCTAACTGTCAAAAATTCTACTGTTTCTAATGGAACAGCAAAACTATGACTATGTATTATCTGCCCTGATATCTGATACATATTATATCCTCAGAACCAATCTGTATCATCTTCAACAGGAATTTCTACTTCTACAACTTTACCTCGCTTTGAAGTTACAAACAACCCACTAACATTTAGTGTAGTTCCATCTAAAGAACCATCATCATTTGTACGTTGTGAAGTTCTACCTACTACAATAACATCAGAACCTACACCAAAATCAATATCAATGCTACTAGGTATCCAACAAGTTGTACCTACATAACCATCTCCATCATACTCAAAATCAGCATTCAAATCTGATATAGATACTATTCTATTACCATTAGCAGTAGGTGTAAGTATCATACTTGCCACATTACCATCAGTAATAACAAACCTCTCTAGGTATGTTTTAGATAGATTCATACTATGCGCCCTATCTAAATCGTTTAATGGTACATAATGCTCTCTAGCATATTCCATCATAAAATCAGGTTTAAATGTTTGACTCATATCTCTCTTACTTTCAGCATCATCAGGTAATTCATCATTAACTACTAATGAAGCAAGAGTTCTTGTAGTTATACCATGAATCTTAGTCTCATCAAAACTGTTTATGATACAGTTAAATGATACCCAATCAAAGGTCTTTGGTTCAAAAGCCTTAGAAGAATCACCTTTATAATTAAAGTAATACTTACCAAACTTACCATCAACTTCACCTACAAACACACCACTTCTTCTAAACTCTTCTTTAGGTAATGGTTTACCATAATTAGGGTTAGGGTCTTCTCTGTATTTAGCAACTGCATCTAGAGGTACTATCCACGATTTATCATTATCTAACGCCATTGCTCCGGCAGGTAATTTCTGAATAAACCTTTCTTGTCTTTCACCTTCATGATACCTAATTACTTGATAAGTACCATCTTCCATTTGATGTACTGCTGCTACTTTACCTGATTCAAGAGTAGTTTCTTTATCCATATTAAATTCATTGAATACATTATTCCTACTCCATTCCATCATATCTCTAGATTCATCTAAAGATACAAACATACCAAATGCTTGTTTTAACCAACCGTTGCTAGGAGCATTGGTCGGGCTTTCGTTATTATCGGCAGAATCTTTCTTTCTTGACATCATTACACTTGCAACATACTGTCTCCATAGATTCATCACAACTAATGGTTCTTCGTTTTTATCTAAAC